TGGGGCTACAGGATCTCTATATGGAAATACCATTACAGTATACCCAGACAGCATTAACACGGTAGGAACGGTTATTAGTCAATACATAAGGTATCCAAAAGATCCCAATTGGACATATGTTCAGTTACCTGGAGGAGAACCTTCGTTTGAAGAAACGGCTGCTGACTATCAAGATTTTGAATTACCAAAATCAGACGAAACGAATTTGATAAATAAAATCCTTCAGTATGCAGGAGTATCTATAAGAGATGCTTCGATTGCGCAATTTGGAAAGGCAGAAGAAACTGAAGCTAATAAACAAGAAGGACAATAATTATGGCATTTTTAACAGAGTATCAATATTACGCAAACAACGGGAACCTTCCTGAGGATGAGAATTGGGGTTCATATCAATACATGACTTTAGATGATATTGTAACCAATTTTATGCTCATGTATGTAGGTAATGATAAATTGATAAACAATGTTGAAAGATACAATGTGTTGTTTCATGCAAAAAGAGCTATTCAAGAATTGAACTATGATTCAATGAAGGAAATTAAGGTTTTAGAGCTAGATGTTTGCGACACACTAAGATACGTTCTTCCGCATGATTATGTTAATTGGGTGAGATTATCATTGTATAAAAATGGTACGCTTATGCCACTTACAGAAAATATTCAAACAAATTGGAGCGATGCTTATTTGCAAGACAACAATTGTAGAATTTTATTTGATCACGATGGAAATATACTAAAACCATCGACATCAACGGTTGATTTACAAAGAATTACAGGTGGAAAGAAAAGTATTTACTTAAACAGTCAAAGTCCTTATAATAATCAAGAAGGATATTTTTACAATGGACTTTGGTATTTTGAATACCCTGTTGGAGGAAGATATGGGTTAAACACAGAAACAGCAAATAAAAATCCTACGTTTAAAATAAATAAAGCGAGCGGAGTTATTAATTTTAGCTCTGATATGGCAAATGAACTATGCGTTCTTGAATATGTTTCTGATGGAATGGAAAAAGGCGATGCTTCAAAGATTAGTGTAAATAAATTATTTGAAGAATTTATATACGCCTATATCAAGTATGTAATCTTAAACAGCAAAATAGGTGTTCAGGAGTTTATTATAAATAGGGTTAGAAAAGAAAAATCAGCCCTTTTAAGGAATGCAAAATTAAGATTGAGTAATATACACCCTGGACGATTATTAATGAATCTAAGGGGTCAAAATAAATGGATAAAGTAATATGCCTAAGATTCAAAAGAATTTTATAAAAGGACGCATGAATAAAAGCGTTGATGAGCGCCTTGTTCCACAAGGTGAATACATTGATGCTTTAAATGTTCGGTTAGGGTCAACTGAAGGCACGGAAATAGGTGCTGTAGAAAACTCTAAGGGTAATGAATTATTGGTTCAAGTTTTATTTCAAAACCAAGCGCTAAGTAATCAGGCTAAGTGTATTGGTGCTTTTGAAGATGGAGCAAACGAAACCATATATTGGTTTATTCATGACGAAAACAATCTTAATTCATCTACAGAAAAAGTAGATTTGATTGTATCATACAACGTAAGAACTTTCGCCTTAACATACCATGTTATTTCGACATCAATTTTGAACTTTGATAAGGATTATTTGATTAATGGTGTAAATTTAATTGGTGATTTGTTATTTTTTACAGACAATTTAAATCCACCAAGAAAGATAAACATAACAAGAAGTTATTTACAGCCTGATGTTAATACGACAGTTGATCAAATTACAGAACAGGATATAGGCGTTATTTTAGCGCCACCACTAAACGCTCCTACAATTCAACAATTTAAAGTCGGAGGAGGGGAAAACTACATGGAAGAAATCTTGTTAAGCTTCGCTTATAGATGGCAATATGAGGACGGAGAATACTCCGCTATGTCTCCATTTAGTGAGTATGCATTCACTCCAGGTCCTTTTAATTTTGATTATTCGAATTACAATCAAGAAGGTATGAGGAATATCTTCAATAGCGTTTCAGTTAATTTTGACACAGGTGGAAGAAATGTAAAAGACATTGACGTAATTTTTAAATTTAGCACAAGTCAAAGTGTAAATGTCATTGAGAGGTTTAATAAAGTAAATGAAGGATGGCTAGACAATGTTGAGCAGTCTATTACATTTACAAACAAAAAAATATATACTACTCTTCCCGAAGAGCAATTGCTTAGATTATATGACAACGTTCCTTTAAAAGCACAAGCACAAACCATTATGGGTAATAGGCTTATGTATGGAAACTATGTAGATGGATATGATATTGTTAATAAGGACGGAGCTGATATTTACTTGGATTATGACTTAGAGTTAATTAGCGAATCATTGTCTTCGGATGAAATAACAGGAAGTCTATCTAATTTTACATATAGCATAGATGGTTCTAACTCAGTTAATAACGCTACCGCAACTATTGATTTTGGAGGAGATAATGTAATATTAGAAGAAGGTGCTCAAATAGGTGTTGACTTTTCATTTATTAGCGCAGGATTCACAGGAGACCCTTCATATCCAGATGGTAGTGAGCCTGAAAATGAATTTGTAGAAACTTTTCTATTTGTTTTACAGCAAGATTATTCTAGTGTTTATGAAATGGCAATTAGCCCAGAGTTTATAGCAGCTGTACAAGAGTTTGTTCCTATTGCAGACAACCCATGTATAGGGAATCCTGCGGGAACGGGTGACCAGGGGACGTCTCTTACAGATATATTTGTTTGTGGCGCAGTAGCTAAAAGCGGATTTTCAAAAGTTGGTTTTGGTCTAACCTCTAGTCCTCAAGGAATATTGATTGGCGCCTCTCAAGGAAGTACAGAAATAAGCTTTACTTTACCCGCTATTAAATTTCAAGAATTTGACCAAACAGTAACACCCCCTGTTGCCGTTGTTCCAGAAGTAATTGCTTATGAATATTTGCAATGCGTAAGTGCGACAGGCTTATATTCTCAAAGTTCTTCAAAAGAATCTTTACACAGCAACAGAGATTATGAAATAGGAGTTGTATATATGGATGAATACGGTAGATCATCAACTGCTTTAGTTGATACAGATAACACCGTATTTGTTCCATGTGATAAATCAATAGAAAAAAATAGCATTAGGGTAACAATGAATAGCTACCCTCCTTATTGGGCAACTAAATATAAGTTTGTTATAAAGGAATCAAAGGGGCTATACCGAACGATTTATAGTAATATATTTTTCAGAGAAGAAGAGACAGGTGATGCATATTATTTATTAGATGGAGATAATAGAGATAAAGTAAAAGACAACTCTGTTTTATACATTAAATCAGACACCAATGGCCCTGTTTTAAATTGCGCATCTACTAAGGTTTTAGGTTTTGGATCTGAAGCTGAAGATTTTTTATGTAAAAAAGATGCAGATGGTAATGTAATTGAAGGAACATGTGGGCAGCCAACAGGCACATACATGAAGTTAAAGCCTTCTAATTTTGCGGCTAACAAACCTCCTAATGCTTTTATAGAAAGAAGTGGTGGTGATGGAGATGATTATCCTATCGTTGCGGTTAGTGTTTCTCTTGAAAATCCTGATGCTGTAGGCGGAGGGGATGAATTTATAGATATAGATATTCCTGCGGGATCCTTGATTAGGATAGCATTTGACGCAAACAGGAGGAGCAGAGGAAGCAAGTGTGGTGGTAGAAAATATGTTTATGATAAAAACTTTGTTGCCTCCACAGACTATGATAATTTACATTCTTTTATTGTAGGAGACAGGATTGACCTTACAAGTGGAATTACTTCTGGAAGTGACGACACTATAAATGTAGTAAACCAATATGATGATATAAAAGGTTTTGCAGATTTCTCTGTTAGGGGGTCAAATGGACAAAGCTATGTTGGTTTTCAAAGGCAAGATGCTAATAGTGCAGATGGAAGACCAAACAATAATAACTTGTTCTTTTGGTGGTCTCCAGGTACTCCTAAATGTGGCTCGCCTGACAAGAGGGGGTCATATGCGGGCGTAAACATACAAATTGAAAGGGCGTCTACTTTAACTGTTTTTGAAACAGAGCCATTAGAGGCAAATGATGAATTGTATTATGAAAACAATCAGACATTTGATATTGAAAATGGATATCATATGTCAGGAACAGGTGATTTTGATCAAGATCAAAACGCCTCTTTGCCTGCTGTGGTTGATTTATCGTTTTTTAATTGTTACACATTTGGTAATGGCGTAGAAGAAAACTTTGTTTTGTCAGGGCTAACAAAACCATATATACAATTAGGAGAAAAGGTTACTTCAGTATCTGAAGAACAATATCAACAAGCTAATAGATTTGCTGATATTACTTATAGTGGCGTGTTTAATCAAGAAACAAACTTAAACAAGCTAAATCAGTTTAATCTTGCTTTGTCAAACTTTAAAACTCTAGAAACAGCTTACGGGCCTATAAGAAAGATGCATGCTAGACAAACCGATATACTTACCTTGCAAGAGGATAAAATATCTTATGTTTTAGTTGGCAAAAACCTTTTGTCTGATGCAGCTGCAGGTGGGGCAATTACCTCTGTTCCAGAGGTTTTAGGAACTCAATTGGCTAGAATAGAAGAGTATGGAATTAGTAGTAACCCTGAAAGCTTTACATCATATGGATATGATGTTTTCTTTACAGATGCTAAAAGAAGTTCTGTAATACAGCTTAAAGGTGGTAGCGCAAAAACAGATCAGCTAGGAGTAATATCTCAAGTAGGTATGCGCTCATGGTTTAGGGATTTATTTACCTCTTCTTTTGAGACTCAAAAGTTGGGTGGATTTGATCCATACATGAACGAATATGTTTTAAGTTCTAACACATCAGTAATTCCACAAGCGCCAATTGAAAGAGCTTGTGGATATACGTTGTCCTTGCAAGACACTTTCAACCCCTATGAAATTGCCGTCAACTTAACAACCATTATTGGAGATGTTCAGTTTGATTACAATGTTACGGGTCAAGTAAATATAGCTATAGAGTACAATGGAATTGAGGTTGTAAATCAGGATGTATCGGGAGTAGGTTTTGTGACTTTTACAAAAAATCAAAATAACCCAACAAATGCCAATGTTGTTATAACTCCATTAGAGGAGTCTACATATGTTATTGATTTCAATTGTCCTCAAGCAGAAACTATAACGGTAAAAGAAATTGTTATAAACTTTTCAGGAGATGCAAGTCTTACTACAACAACAAGATACAGGTGGCAACTTGGCGTAGATACGAGTCCATATAGCACAAACGTAGTGGTATTAGAAGAAGACGGAGTTTCATTATTTAGTCAATCAACAGGTCAATCTTCATTTGGAGCTTTACCACCAGAAGGAGCAACTGTTATAATGGAAAGTAGACAAAATCCAGGACAAACGTATGAGTTTGATTCAAGCACAGATAAGTTTAAATACTTTGCTTCAAATTCAAACTTTAACGAAGTAGATATACCTGCATTGCTGCCATTCCTTAATACAGCTACACCAATAACAGGAGGGCCTGAAAACTATCAAGCATCTTTTAACTACACTTCAGCTACAGATTATTTGTATTTGGTTTGGGATTTAAGAGAGCCAACTCCTATAACTTTGTGTTATGACGATTCAAGTCCAACAGACGCATGTTGTGATTGCACTCCCGCTGCAACTTTTGAATTGCTACAATGTTTAGCTCCAGGATCAGGGTTAACCCCTTCCACGGAATATGCAACAGGTCCTATGGAAGTTGGAGATATTGTTTTGGCTCAGTCTTTTGGAGAAGGTGGAGATATTTGTCATTATTCAGTTCAAGTTGAGGCTCCAGGACAAACAGATACAGTTACATTTATAGAGGTTTCACCTGCAGCTGATTGTACTGAAATTGCAAATCAATATACAGTAACCAATACCAACTCAAATAACGAAACAGTTTCTTACTTTGATTGTGACGGAATTACTGATAGCGAGGTTATTGGCCCAGGATCTTTTGCCATAATATCCGCTACTGAATTTACTTCAGTTCCCGCAGGCGTAAATATTACATTTAATTCATGTGGTTGTGGAGTAACAGGGCCTGAATTTTTGGGAAGCACAGACTCTCAGCCAAGCGGAACAGAAATATGCTGTAATGAATTAACAGGAACGACAGAATACACTCATGACGGAGATCCACTATTAACATACCCTGAGGTTGGAGATATTGTTTCAAACAATCAAACAGGATTGGGTATTAGCGCAGGGTTTTATGCACTTGGGGCTGATGGAAACAGAATAGGATATATGGAAATAGGGTCATCTTCAAATGTCTTGAGTATTGACATTTCAGGATGCGAAAGCACTACTATAACTTTAACGGTTCAAAACAACATTACAGGAGATGCAGCAGGATACACAATTGGAGGTGATGCCTCAGGAACAGCTAAAATAGCTGCGCCAGGTGCAACATCAACATTTACGTCAAGTGTTACTTTAGCGCCTAATTACAGTTTTTCATCTGCTCCTGTGTTTTCATGGGACGGCAACTCTGATTTTAATAATCCATCAAACGAGGACTTTACTCACGGATATTGTGATGAGACTAAGGTGTTGATTATTACAGCTACAGTTACACAAAACGCACCCCCTCCATCATATTCAGTATTTATATATACTCAAGAAGGTCCTGCAATTAGCACTTGTGATGCGATAGGCAATAATGCGATTGGATTTACTACCGAGTATTTCTTTGCTCAAACACCAAACAATTCAAACAGAAACCCATATTATAATGATAGACTGTATTTATCTGAATTTTTAACAGGTACTGAGCTTCCTGATGGATGGTGGACTTACGCAAACATAGCGGGTAGTCCCTCGGGATTAGCTCTTGAATATGATCAAAGCGCTACAGGGATAGTATCCCTAACGTCAGGAACACCACAATGTCAATTTTTTACTTTCGCTATCGCTCCTGCATCAGTAAATGGATGTAGCACGGGTTGTTCAACAAGCGGATGCTGTTTTAGCGAAGATTGGAAAGACAACAATAACGTAGTTCCATTCTCAACAGGTACTGCAGCGTGTAATGCAAAAGACACATTTCCTTATCCGACATACTATACTTCTTACTACTATAGTGCAGGACAACAGCCAGGAAATCCGTCAACAGGAACTAAAATATATACAAGTAAAGCAATTGATTCCTCATCAAGAGAGATACCTACAGGTTGGTATTTGAAGAGCGGAAACAATAATGCTTTTTATTATGATCAAGCAACGGGGTGGAATGCTAATATATTCTTCTGTCCTTAAAAATTAAATTATGAGTTTATTAAATAAATATATTGATTCATCAGATTTTTTAACAGCAACAGCTGTTTATGACGATGCCAACTTACTGACAAAATCTGCAGACGGATACTATCAGAGCAATGATACATATAGGTATCAATTAAATGGAGAACTAGGACCTTCGTTTATTTGTGAGGAATGCGGTATACCTTGTGGAGGAACAATAAGTCCTCCTGGTGGCGGAACAGGGCTTTATCAATTACAATTTAGCGCAGGTACAGATGAAAATGATACAGGAGCTATTTCAATATATTTTAATCCTCAAGGAATTCCTGATGGGATTAGGGTATTTTATGATGGAGTATTCTACAACAGAATTTCAGCTCCTAATGATGGAAACATACAGGCCACAAGTGGGGTTGCAGATGCATTTACAATATTAGGAAGCCCCACAAGTACATGCGTTCCTGGTACTCCAAACACAAGCAACTATGCTTTTTTTGATGGATTCGATGCAACGGGGTGGTTACCTGGTTCTCCAACACCTCAATCAGTAACTATAAATAGTGGAGACGATGTTAGGGGAGGACAAAATCAGGATAACTTGTTAATCATTCCTAAACCCAACAGACTACCAGGTCTTGTAACCATTCAAGCATTAGGGCCCTGTGCGAATACTGGTTGGAATATAGATGTTCTATGTCCTGCTGCTTTGCCGTCTTTTCAAGGAAGAGCAATAGGTAGTTCAATAACGTGTACATCAACTAACGCTACATATTTTTTTGGTAGATTTAGAAATGAAACAAATCCCTATCCAGTAGTTAACAATCCTGTCTTTTTAGATCATGATGGAGTAAGCAGAGCAACTGATCAAAACTATATAATGGACAACAATCAAGTAATAACAGTAACAAATGGTGTTGTAAGTAGCATAACTACTTGTGATCCTGTATAAAATATAAATTATGCCAGAGAACTATACATTGACATACAGCGAATCTGTAAAAGGATGGCCTTCTTTTTACAGCTATTACCCTGATTTTATATTGGCCATGAATCAGTATCTTTATACATTTAAGGGTGGTAATCTTTATAGACACAATACAGGCAATGTTAGGAATCAATACTATGGTGTAAACTACCCATCTACGCTTACAGGTGTATTTAATCAAGAGCCTACAACTGTAAAAGTTTTCAAGACCATTGAGCTTGAAAGTGATGATTCATGGGATATTAACTTGACAACAGATCTTGGTGCAGGATTCATGTCAAATACTGATTTTGTAGAAAAAGAAGGTAGCTACTTTTCGTATATTAAAAGAATAACAGGTTCTAAAAACCTATCCCTAAGATCAACTCAGGGTGTCGGTAGAAACCTTAATTCAACAGGCATTTCTCCCAACCCAATAACTATTGAGTTTTCTTCAAAAGTAACTTCAATGATTTCAATTGGAGACGATGTTTATTATAGTAATTTTGTAGGACCTAATCCAAATGACTTTTCAGATCCCCTAGAGATAGGGCCTATAACTGAAATATCAAGTGACAGAAAGACTATTGTGGTAAATCCAACTGCATTAACACCAGGTCTACAGGTGCCTGTTCAAGCTTATATATTAGCGTTAAAAGACCCTGTTGCTGAATCTTATGGTACAACTGGATACTTTATGGAGTTCAAGGTAACAAACAATAATACAGACGCAGTAGAACTATTTACTGTCGATTCAGAAGTCTTCAAAAGTAATCCTTAGTTTTTTGTATCTTTGCGTAAATGGAATTTACTATAAGAAAATTAAACAATAAAGATTATGAAACCATTTTGCTAAAGTGGTGGAAAGATTGGAGATGGACACCCGTACCCAAAGATTTTCTTCCAGATAACGGCAAAGGCGGATTTATAGTTTACGACAAAGACACACCTGTTTGTGCAGGTTTTATGTATGTAACTAACTCAAAAGTAGGTTGGTGCGATTGGATTATATCCAACATAGAATACAAAAACAGGAAGAAAAGAAAAAAAGCGTTGTCGTATTTAGTTCAAACACTAAGTCACACGCTAAAGTTAAGTGGATGCAAATATGGATATGCATTACTAAAACACGAATCTTTAATAGAGGTGTATGAAGGTAATGGGTATATAAAAGCAGATGCTTATAACGCAGAAATGATGAAATTATTATAATATGGCAGCATTTACAACAATAGCAGCAGCAACAGTAGCAGTAGGCGGTTCGGCAGCTAAAGGTTTTTTGGCGGGAGATGCAGCAAAAGTTGCAGCCCGTGAGGCAGGTCGTCTCGAAATAAAGCAGGAACAATTACAGCAAGAGTCTGTTGCTAGACTAGAGCAAAACTTTTATGATGCAATAAGGGCTACTACTGACATTTACGACAAGCAACTTCAATTAGCAAACGTACAGGGATCTCAATTACTTGAGGCAGCTCAAGAAGGAGACCAAAGAGGCGTTGCGGCAACTGCAGGAAAAGTAAAACAAGTTCAAGACGTAGGAACAGGCGCAATTGCAGACAAGATGGCCATGCAAAAGCTTAACATTGATATGAAGAGAGCAGCAGCAAGCGAAATGGATGCGGCTAGAATATCAAGTTTAATGGATGATAGAGCGGCAGCAGCAGGTTTAGAGGCAAAAGCAAAAAGAGCCGAGGAAGAGCAATTAAGCGCAGCTTCCACAGGAGCTTTTATTGATGCAGGAGTAAGTGCTTTGAATTACGGAATTAAAGCGTTTGGGGGCGCAGAAGGCAAGGCTGTAGATTCTTTAGTAGAATCTGGAGAAGCAGCAAGTAAAACAGAAGCCTTAAATATGCTTGGAGATGGTGTTCTTTCTAATAAAGATTTAAGAACAATAGCTAAATCAGGAACAATGACTGGGCTTGCTTCGGCAGCAGGCTCGAATGTAAGTGCTTTGCCTGAAGGGGTTACCCCCGCTCAACCTTCTTTTAATTTTGAACTTCCAGGTCAAGGACCTCAAATTGTTGGTGCGGGATTAGGAGATTCATTAAAAAACCTAGGGCAGCAAGCTAAAAACTTAGTAAACTTTCAAAAGACAGGAAGTGTTGACGGAGACCAACAATTAGCAGATCCAAACAACCTTGCTAATCTTTTTGGAACGTTAAATAACCCATTGGATTTAGGTGAGCTTTTTAAAAACTTTAGATTTTGATGGAATTCAATAATAAATAAGATATGGGTAACGCATTACAATCAACAATGGCTGCGGTAAACGCAGGTTTTATAGGAAAAAATCCTTTAGAAGGCAAGTTAGCAGCTATTGATAAAGGTATTACAGGTGTTCAGGATTGGAAAGCTAATATTGACGAGCAACGCCTTGAATTAAAAAAAACTACTGCTAAACAAATTCGAGAAGCTGAACTAAAAGCTTACGAAAACATGCCTTCTGATGAAACTGCTCAGGCAAAGGTTTTAGAAGGTTTAGCAAAGTATAAAAATCAAATGCTGACGAACGAAAGGTTGGTTCGTAATGGAGCAGTTCCACCTGAAGAAAACCTAATCTTTTTTGAAAACGGAAAACAAAGCTTTGATATATTTGCTCAAAACGTATCTAATTACGATCAAGAGCTTGAGCTAACAAAGAAAAGAGCTCAAGGATATACAGATCCCGAGACAGGTGAGTTTGTACAGCCAAGCTCAGGAGAATTAGAAGCTGCAATGCAAAAAATTCAAACAGCTATTGGAACATTATCAGGTATAGACATAAACTTTAGTGAAAGGGGAATGGGTCAAATAGACTTTTATCAAATGGAGGTAGACCCAAAAACTCACACATATAGACCAAAAGTTGATGAAAACGGAAAAAAAATTCCTATCGAAGGTCAAAGTAACATGAGTGTTCTTGCTTTAAAACACAAGGCAAATGGTCGTGCTGATAGAGTTAATGTTAGCGGTTTAACAGAAACTTTTACTAAAAAAGGATTAGCCACTACATATGATGTTATGGCAACAGAAGGAATAATGGTTGGAAATGTTATTACTGATCTTAGAAACAACCCAGATCGAGCAAGTATTCTTAATAACGCTGTAGCAGCTGACTCTTCAGGAATACAGCAAGTTGCAAGTATACTTAGTAAGGACAATGGCATACCAACAGAATATGTGCCATTTAACGAATGGGATATGCTGAGTGACGCAGATAAAAATGAAACAATTGAGATAACTGTTCTTGATGAAAACATGAAGGAAAAATCCGTTAATGTTAAAAAATACGTCAGAGTAGCAGCAGCAAATGAAAACAACGCTATTGTTCCTGAAATGGACGAAGATCAGATTACCGCAGCTCAGGGTTATTTGCGTAAAAGCTATGCAGACGCGCTTCAAAGAAAAATAGCTAAAGGAACTAAAAGAAGTGAGTTTGATCAAAATACCCCTCAAAAAAGAGGTGGTAGTCAAAGTGATATTGACAAAGGAAGTAGAACAATTGCTGCACTTAACAACCTTAGGGGAGCAACATCAAAACAGGATATGGAATTGGCAATTCAAGAGCTTCAAGGAATATCTGGCTTAAGTTATTCAGACATTAGTGAAACAACAAAAACCGTGTCTGTTCCTGATGGAAAAGGAGGGTTTACAGAAGAGGAAATAGTTACTGCTGTAAACCTTAATTTAGGAGGTCAAATTATACCTGTGGAGTTTGGTGAGGTAGTTAAAGACGAGCAAGGAAGAGATATATTTAAGCAAACTAGCGGTGAGGATTTTGTGAAAGCCAACTACGAATACTTTAACAAGGGTGGTGTTTCTGCAGATATAGGTTTTGACGAGTTCAAAAAACGAGGAAGCACTATATTTGAAGACGTATCTCAACCAGGTAAAGGATCTAGAGGAGTAAAATACAAGCAAACTAAAAACGTAACCCTTGCAGGAGAATATAGTCTTGGGGGAAGTAAGACGAGCTTAAATCAACAATTAAAGAATGCTTTCGATACTGCAGATAAAGCGGTAGGATATTCAGCAACTCGAAATCAAGATATGGCAGTTTTAGCTAGTGGTGTAGAAGCTGCAATAGGAAGTAGTTATGATGCAATGGGATTAACAATGCCAAAAGGTTTTGATATTGTAGAAGATGGCGATGATTTAGTAATTAGCGCTATAGACTCAGAAGGCATTACGGTAAAAGAAGTAATAAAAGGTATAGAAGATGCAGGGGATGAAGGTTCTTCTATGCTCCAGGGGGGAGTTCAGTCATTCCTTAATAAAATGAATCAATAATATGAATAAGTACAAAACTCCTGCGGGAAATACATATTCTGAAGATGAATTGAGAGCTAAGTATGGTGATCAATTTGATTCTTTGGTTGCTGATGGAACTTTGGTTTTAGTTAGCTCGGATGAAAAAAAAAATTCAAACGAGACCTCAGATTCAGATTTGGAAGTGGAAGTTACGGAATCTACTACCGAAACGGAAAAACAACCTGGCTCTTCGGATTCTTTAAATCCAATAATAGCAAATAAGAACTCTTTATTTACTACTCCTGTTGGAAATTCTTATAGACAAGAGGAGTTGTTGGAAAAGTATGGAAACGACTTTTACAATTTAGTAAATGACGGAACACTTACACTATCAGAAAACCAACCTGAAGAAAATGTTCTTGTAGAAGAGGAGGATACTTTTGATCCAAACTCAGAAGAAGTTCAAAATCAATTACTTGTAGGAAACAAAAACTTAGAGCTTCTAAACTCAGTTGGATACATTGAGGCTAATGAGGATATTCCTCTTATGGATATAGCAGAAAATCTTAATGTAATGGCAGATCTTCCGCCTTGGCAACAAGAAATGATGGCTAATAAAGAAAAGTCATATAGAGTTAAAGATGAAAATGGAGAGTTTGTTTTTAAAAAAGCATCAGAGCTTCCAGAAGAAGTGGTTGAAGCAATTGAGTTTTACAAAAAAAAGACAGATGGGCCATTACTTCAAAAAACAGGCTTTGGCTATACAAACTCAAAACGAGCTGAAACGCAGCTTACAGAAGATGAAAAACAGGACGAGGGAGGAATTGACGATACCATATTTCAAGCAGCCAACGTAAACAAAGAAGATTACTTAAAGTGGAAAAAAAACAACACAAGAAAAGATTCTGCGGGTTATAGATTTTTCAAAACACTTATCACAGATGATGAGAGCGATCAATATGAAAAAGAAAAGCAACAGTACGAAAGAATACAGAGCTATAAAGCCTCTCTTTTAAATGATGTTACAGTAGATTTATCAAGAATTGATTCTGCGTTAGCTCTTGCTACAGATCCAAACGAAATAAAAGAATTAAAGTCTCAAAGAAAAGGACTAGAAGAGTCTTTTTTGAACACAGCTATTGAAATGCAGGGTGTTGCAGATTTATTCCCTGAGTATAAAAAATATGAAGTAGATAGAGATTTAGAGGCGAGGAGAGAGCTTTACAATGCAGTTAGAGAAGGTGTTGGAGAAGAAGCGAGCGTAGGATTAAAGACCATAGGGAAAACTGTTGGTAGCACTATATCTAATTTTGCTGCGGATTTTTTTGCATCTATACCTGGGTTTTTTGATGAAAGATTATATAAGACAGGTTATAAAAAAAAGGGAGTATTAAAAGGTTTGTCTGAATTGCTTTCGGATTCTGCTGATCATATTGATATGAATGGATTAGCGCCCGTAAGCAGAAGGAGCTTTACTCAAGGTAAGCCTGTGTTATACAAAGGAGATGAGTATCTTGTGGATAAAAATGGACAAGTATTTGACGGAAAAACAAATGTACTTGTTAATGACATACTTAGTCCAAAAGAGGTATCCGACATAGTAGTAAGGTCAAAAGACGTAACAGAAGAGGTTACAAATTGGACAGCAGGGTCTGTATTGCAAGGTGGAACTCAAACAATAGCAAATCTTATCGCCTTAATTAGAGCGGGGGGAAAGACAACTAAAGCATTAGGATTAAAAGGCCCTAGAGCAGGAGCTTTTGGTATGGGTATATCTTCATATGCAAGTAGTCTTACAGGCAATGTAGAGGATGTTAGAAGTCAATTGGTTGCTTCAGGTATGTCTGAGGATGAAGCCACAGAGATAGCTATTAATGCAGGAAATGCAATTGCGTCTTTAGATGGTATATTTTCAGGATTAGCAGGATCAAACACAAAACTTTTAACAGGACTGCAAGGTGTAAAGCAAGAAATCATAAATCTCGCAACCACAAAGGGTAAAAAGTTTACAGCTAAACAATTAAAGAAAAAAGGATTAGAGCTAGTTAAGGAAAACGCAAAAGAATTAGGCATAGAAGAAATGCCTGTTTTGCTTAGTGAAAAAGGTATTAATTATTTAGTAAATCAAAGTATAGGTCGAGATGTGTTAAACGCAAGTGTAACTAAAGCAGATTTACTTGAAACAGCTGTTATGACTGTTGGAGCAACCTCCACTCTCGGTGGTAGAAAATTACTCAGCGGAAATAAAAGAGCTGACTTTGTTAGAGTTATAGGAAAAGATATAGATAATCTTCAAGGAACTCTTAATGAGTTGGTTTTAAATAAAGAGCTTACAAAAGACCAAGCTTACAATGCATATAATGAAATATATAACATGCAGGCGGGTGAGCTTAAAACAAAAGGAACTATTCTAATGTCTCAAAACGTAGAGGAAGCAGCAGATCTTTTGACGCAAAGAGAAAAACTAACACAACAAAGAGAAGGCTTGGAGGGTCCTCTAAAGGAGGATATTGACAAAAGAATTACAGATGTTGATGAGCAAATTAAATCGCTTAAGCAGAGGGATGTTACTGAAGCTCAGGCAATCATTGATAAAGAAAATAATGTAGAATCTAAAACAGAACAAGATGCCGATACGAAGCAAATCGCAATGGAGAAAACTAGCGCAGACACAACCCAAGATATTGAAGAAGTGGCTGAAGGAGTATCCGACACAGTACGAGAGCCTTCCAGAGAGACTGACAGCGAAGTCCAAACCACTCCTGACCAAGAGGCGCAGACAGAAATCAATTCTTTAACTGAGACAGAGCAAGACACAGAGATGAGTGTGAACACAGATAGAGTTAACTCTATTGTGGATGGAATCATCGAAAAGACTCGAGGACGAGGTAAGAGAAGAGGAGATAAAGACAATAGATTATCAGAGCAAAAAAACGCTTTAAGCTATTTAGAGGGATCACAGGTGTTTAATGAGCAAATGAATGATAGCGAAAGAGAAGCTGTTGTTCAGGATTTAAACAAGAAGCTTGGATTAGAGATTCCATCTCCAACCAAAAGACAAATAGACGCAAAGAAAAAGAAGGATAAAAAGTTTGTAACAGTTGATGAGTCCGCAGCTCTAAAAGACCAAATAAAACTCGAGGCAAAAGCTGCTCGTGATGCAAAGAAAGACCAGACAACTAGAAGAAAATCCCTATATGAGTCTATAAAGAATGTTAGAAAAATGGGCAATATTAGTCTGAATAAGGCTAAACAACTTATAAAGCAGGTTTCTACAGTTAACCTGAATAACGCTAAAAAAGTACAAGAAGTTATAGATTATGTGGAAAATGCAGCGAACAACGCTGAGTATGAAGCAAAAGTAAAAAAAGCAAAAGCTATTCAAAAAGCCATAAAGAAAAGCGCTAAAGGTAAAGAAGCGACATTGTCTGATGCAGCATTGCAGTTTGCAAAAGTAAACCCATCTAATGTAACTGATATTGATGCATATCTTGAAAATGCACAATCAGTAAAAGATGGTCTACAAAAAACAAAGAAAACTAAAGGTGGTCTTAAAGTGGCCAAACCTTTTGATGTTGCAAAAATTGATCAGTATAGTAAAACTGAAATAGAAAACGAAGCTAAAAAGAACTTTCAGATCGCAAAAGAGTCGTTTGAGGAGCTCACAGGAACAGATCCTGGTGATCTTACATTAGAACAAATAAAAGACGTTTTAAACACCTACGAAACAACTCCTGAAAAAAGGGCAGACTTTGAAAAAGAAAACGCAGATGTAATTGATAAGGCTGCAAACAATGCTTTTAAAAATGCCAAGATTAATATTAAAGGAAGTATTGAGAGTGGAGACCTGCAGTTAGATGGCGAAAAGAAATCTTTAATAAGGGACTTCTTAAACATGGACTTAAGCGTCTTTAATACTTCTCAAAAAATGGCTGTATTAGATGCGATTGTAAACTTTGAGATGAATCAGTCTACAGGCGGTATGCAATCTATGTTAAGCCAATACAAGGGTGATAAAGGAATGAAGACCTTGAAAAAGGATAGCATAAAATCTATAGAAAAAAGCAGTTGGCTAGGAAGAGCCTGGAACAAAAAGATAGCTACTCTTCCAAATGTTTTTGACCTTATGTTTAAATCACAAGCAAAAGCAAACAAAGTAATGAAGCTGATGGGCTTTACAGACCTTGTAAATGGAGCTAACAAAGCCAACAAACAAGCATCTGTGGTTGAAAAAGATTACGCAAAAGCTTTTGACAAAAAGAAGATGCGTGAAGGAAAGTACTTTGATGAAAAGAATGATATAGAAAGAGGTGTTTTAGCTGAGGTTAGAAGGGTTTCGCCTGGAACCGAAGCAGAGCAACAAGCAGAGTTTGAGACAAGTAAAGGTTTAGTAAAAGAAACATACGAAAGACTAATTAACAGCAAAGACCCCGCAAATCAAAAAAAGGGTGAGGTAATAAAAGAGGTGTATGAAAAGGTGTTAGCTGACGCTGAAACGATAAACGATGTGGAAAGCAAAGTTGATCCTGCAAACCTTGAAGGGGTAAATTATATTACTAAGGTTTGGGCCAATGAGTACGAGGCATTAGCAGATACATCTTTGAATGTATATAATAGAAACTTGGGTAAAGACATAAACTATACACCTAGAAGTGTTCAGAAGCTTCAAGCTGAAGATAACCCCATAGATATTACAGAGCCTGCATTTAATCCTGATGAACAACAAAGAGGCGTTTATGATAAAGAAACAGGAGTAATCAAGCCAACTACTAAACCTAAAACACTACCTAAGGGTAGAGTTCTTAATTTAGGGTTTGATAGACAAAATCTAACAAACTATAAAGCAGCCATGACTGATGTATATACAGCTCCATCAATACAACAGATACAAGGCGCTAGAGATTCCGATGCATATAACGATGTTCTGCCAAACGAAAACTCAAGACAAGTTATTGAGGACAGAATAAATAATTATGTGTCAAATATTAGAGGTGTATCTCAATTTGAAAAAGAGCAAAAGGAGAATCGAATACTTACAAAAGCTATGGATAAGATAGCTACATTTGGCGTTGTTAAGGCTTTAGGTGGTTTAACTCAGCCATTCAAGCAAATGGTTCCTATTTTCAATACAGGGGTAAATGCGGGTATTGCAAACACCTTAAAGGGAATTCAGCTTATTACGCAAAAAGAAGTGAATGAAGCCATAAACAAATCAGGGATGCCGATTGCTAATAGAGGTGTTCAGTCTCAATCAGATATACAATCTGTAGACAGCAAAATTGATAACACTACTAAATCAAAAGGAGGTAAACTTATAAATTTATTTGACAAAGCAAATAAAGCTGTTTTAGATTTCACTCTTGTAAAGCCAGATGTAGTAACGGCAAGAGCTTC